GGCTAAACTAGCACTCATTTGTACTATCAGGTGGTGACATAGAGCGAACATCGGTCACGAACTATAAGCTCCCATTGGTTGACCTTGTTTGTAATAAACAGGTTCATCCAGTGGGTTTATATTTGTGAACGGGTATCCTACCATTATATCAGACCAGGCATCACTGTACTCTTTAGAGGTAATCTGTGATAGAACTTCTCTTTGAAATCTCATAGAGAATGAATCTGTCGCATTGGTTAAATCTAAACTGTAAAATGGTCCCTTTTCTAATGACAGTGTATGTAAGAATTTCCCTTGATTATAGGTACAGTCAGCACTAAATTTGCCCTTAATCAATCTTAACAATTGATTGTGGAGCGGATTTAGAGCTGTTTGTGACCAGTAATCTAGGATTCCTATTATACGACATTTTGCATCAGGATCGTTGACGACGCTAAGCTTCCGTATGTTCCCTTTACGGGAAATCCGGTAGTTAGTGACTCACTTCTCGATGTCAAAATGTTCTTTTATGTCTTCAATATACTCGCTCAAGTCATCTCCACCTAATAACTTAATATTTGATATTAAGCTATCAGGTAAGATACTTAGGTCATATACTGAGGTCATTAAAGCCTGCCCATTAGGGCCTGACTTAGTGGTCAAATGTGGCTCCTCCCATTTGTCTGGTTTAATCCTCAAACCTAAACTCAATATAACATTGTGAAGTAGTCCACTTTTGTTAAAGGTGTACTCCTTCTCTGTTATTATTGGGTCTAGATTTGGTTTGCCAGTACCTTTTATTGTACGTGACAATTTTAATAATGTCATCAACAGTCTTCGGTGCTTAGTTTCGCCATCAACTAATTCTAATAATGGACCGAGACAGGTCGGTAAACCGACCTGGTTCGTTCTAATATTGAAAGAATTAGTTAATAGTGGTTCGCCGCAGAGGTATTTAGTGACAAGAAGCTGAATATTCTTTATTCTTCTTATTGTATCTACATTTCCCCTGCTGGTCTGCCATTGTTCGATTTTCTTTAATCAGTACACGGAGTAATGATCAGCTTGATCGATTTTAAGTAAGTAACCATTTAATCACTGAATAAGTGAATTAATTTTGGTGCTTCTTAAATTTATTAAGTTTATTGTTGCTTTGTTGGTTTAAGAACTTTGGATGACGTAACCAACCTTGTCCTTCGTTGTTCGCAACCAGGGCGGGGGGCAAGCCCTCCTGACTGGCCATGACGCACCAAAGTCATGCGCTTTCAGCAGTGGATTACTCTAGACAAGAATGGAGTCTCAGTACGCCTCCGAGCGGCTATCTCTTCAAAGAAGGAGCCCTGTTGACTCGGCGAGATTAGAAAGATTTCCCGGAGATCCAGTATGATGAGAATTATA